CCTAAAGTTTTGTTTATCGTATCAAGTCTTTTTTGATAAGCTTCTTGTAGTCCATAAGTTGGATCTAATGGATTACCCGACACAGGATTATAACCTGTCATTAAACCACTTTGTATAGTTCCATCTTTAACATCATAAAATTCATTTAATGCTACTTGCCTTGGATCTTGTGGTGGCAAAGTATTAACTAATGTATCTACTAAAAATGAAATTGGTAAACCAATTGATTTATTAAGTGCTGCTTTTACAAATGCTTCTACTGGATTAAATTGTCCAAGTCCTATTCTATCTAAAAAAGTTGGGTCTGCTGCATCCTCTGCTGTAATAAAATCCATTTTTTCTCTTGGATCTACACCCAAGGCTCCTTCAACCATGTAAGGTGTTGATGTTTGTGGTAACATACCAGTTGGATCAATTGGTTGTGTTGTAGGTGAAACAGGTGTAACTGGTATTCTGTTAAACTCATCCATTTCTGCTTGTGTAACTGGTATTTCACCCGGTGCTACAACAGGATCACCTGGTGCACCTTGCACCCCGATACCCGCATCTATTAACCTTTGTTCTTCTGCTGTGTTTACTGCACCGCTTGAAAGTTCTGGTATTGTGTCTGTAATACTAGGTGAAGTCTCTTGTCCCCCGCCACCCGTATCTGGTGTCGTAGTAACTGGTGGTGTTGTAGTTCCTGATGTATCTCCTCCAGGTAAACCATAAGCAAACAATTCATTAAGGTCTGATAAATAATCAAAGCTTGTAGGGTCGTAAGATATACCTGGAAAATCTGCAATAGATGCAAGCAATCTTGGGTTAGTATCCGTCTCTGTTCTTAAACCAGATACATCAATACCTTCATCTAATAAACTTGGATCTGTAACTATTAATGATTTTAAACTTTCACTAGACATTATGCTAATCCTCTTGATCTAAGTCTTATTTGTTGTTCTTCTGGTGATAGTAAAGCTTGTTCTGTTTGTGTTAGACCTTGATTAGTAGTTTGTCCTTGAGCAAATAAGTTAGGGTTTACACTAGGTGTTACTAAATTAGACTGAGGTAATTGTGAGGTATCATCAGTAATATTTTCTGTCTCTTGTGTCTCTTGTTTAGGGAAATTATCCATATTTAAAAATTCTTGAGAAGAATCTAATGTTTCTTCTAAACCTTTTTTAAGATTATCTAAAGATAAATCCTCTATAGACTCTCTCATTAATTTAAGTTCATTCTCTTCTTGTTTAGTTTTACTATCACTAATTGCAGCGTCTAATAATTTTAAAACAGCAGTTTTTCTTTGAAATAAGGGAGCGTTAGCATCCATTCCTATCATTACTTTTTCCAATGCTCCAGGACTAGATAACATTCTAGATGTTTTTCTAGCAAAAAGAAATAAAGCACTAGTTGCAAGTGGGTTTACACCAGCACCAAGTCCTATAATTGCTCCTCCAGATAAGGATTTAAATCCACCTAAAACCCCTCTTCTCGCTAGGAAAGAACTAACATCTGGAATCTTTAATCCTGCGTGATTTTTAGCTACAAGAAAAAAATCGTCTAATTGTTGAATAGTTAATTTAGATCCTTTTAATAAAGCTTCTAAAGATTCTCTTCCTTTATCAGTGGTTAAGCCTAAGTTAGTTTCAAATTTATATGGATCAAATCTTATTTCGCCTGGTTTAACAGTGCTAGTTAATAAAGAATCATCAAATGATTTTTGTAACTTTCTTCTAACAAATTTATTAAATTGTTTTTCTCCAACTAATACTTTTAAATCCTTAAGAAGTTGTGGACTTGCATTTCTTTTTAATAAAGCTTCTCCTAATTGATCTGCAGTTATTGATCCTGGTTTCTCAAAACCTGCACGAAATATATTTTTATCAACTTGTTTAAATACTGAAGATATTGGTTTTTCAAAAGCCGTTACACCTGGCACAGAGCCTGCTTGAATAGTTTCTTTACTTAATTTATTTTTTAATGTGTTAGATAATATTAAAGAGTTTTCTATACCGTTAGCATAGACTTCGTCTGCAAATTTTAATTTATTAGCAATGTCTGATAAAATTTTATCGTTTACTTTAGTTCTTTTTGTTTTACTCATTGGATAAACATTTTTAAGTAAATTATCTCTATAAGACTTTTTAGTTAATAATCTTAAATCTACTTCTAAAGCCTCTTTTAATTGTGTTAAAACTTTTAAATTATAAGGCTCTGCTTTAGCAGCTAATTTAGAATAATATTTAATATCTTCTACTAAAGATTTATATTGAGTTGCATTTATATAAGAAGGAACATTTGTTCCTTGTTTAGCGTATCTATATAAAGTATCTTTTTGTGGACCTTTAAGTTTGCCACCTTTTGTTAATTTAATAGCTCCACCATCAACTAATTTTACAAACGCGCCCAACCGCTCTGTAAAGTTTTTTGTCGATATTATAGGAGTGTTTCCAACTGTATCTACCGCTTTGTAAAAATCATCATAAAAAAAACCACTTACTCTTTTAAAATCTGCAAAAGTATTTCTTGATGCTTTTGTCATATCTATGCCTAATTTAGTTAAACTAACATTAGGTGCTAAAGTGTTTAAAATTCTATTAGAGTTTTCATTTAAAAATGCAGATTTTGTTAATATCTTTTTTTTAATTGGATCTCCAACATAAGGAAAAATACCTATAACTCTACCATAACCAGTCCCTATCATGTTACCTGCATCACTTAAACTTAAGGGATAACCTAATCTTTTAGCAGAATCGTATAAAGCTTTATCGCCTTTTCCATATATAAATCCTCTTATTTTATATCCTAAACCCGGAATTTTAGAAAAGAAACTTTGTAGTAAAAGTTCTCTTTGTAAATCTGATTTAGTTTTACCTACTTGTGTTACAAAATCTGTAGGTGTATCTGTTACATAACTTTGTAAGATATCATATAGTTGACCAGCACCTGTAGCTCCTAACGCACCAAATGTTACACTTCCAGGTAAGCCGCCTACAACTGTTCCAGGTACAGCACCTGCAATCGCACCAGCTGCTTCAAAAACAGGTCTAGTTAAAAGAAATTTATCTAGACCTTCTGCTTTTTTTACTTTTTCTGAGTTAGATTCTATAATTTCAGAAGTAATGTTTTCGTTAATTGAACTCTCTTCGGTATCTCCTAAACTTGGAGATATATTAACATCACCACTTTCTATAGTTTCTTCTGTTTCTGTATCTGTTGTTTCACTTAAGCCTTGTAGAGCTTTTTTTAACGCCTCTTGTTCCTCTGCGTTTGGAACATCTCCTTGAATCTCGACTTGTCCTAATCCCTCTACGTTAATTATACCCATGATTAATTTAACCTATAAATTCCATCTTCACCTTTTGTGAAATCTCCTACTTTTTCTTCTGGTCCTTTTATTAAAATATTTTGATTTTTAATATAATTATCAAACTGTCTACTAATTTCTTTTAATCTACCTCTTACTTCATCAGCTCCAGTAAATCCTGTTGTAAGTCCTATATTTTCTCTTGCTATATCAATCATTTTGTTAGTAATAGTTTTTGCATCTGGGAATAAAATTCTAGCGTAAGCAGGTGCAATCGCATCTTCTAGAGCATTTAATGTTGCAATATCATCATCTAAAACTAAATCTTTAGCACCAAATTTTTCTAAAAAACCTTCAGCGTACTCACCCATACCAAAGTTTTTAGCTGCCGAAACTGCTTTGTTTCCAAATCTTAACACTGCTCCAGATGTACCACCTATAGTTGGGTTTTCCTTTAACATCTTATCAACTATAGCTATGTTTTTACCTATTTCTGAAACAAAACTAACATTTGAAATAGCTTTATTAATAGCAGCTTCACTAGTTAATTGACCTGATTCTTGTTTAGCAGCTTTTTGATCACCAAGAATATTTTGTATAGTCATTCCACTGCCACCAACAACAGATATTTTATTAAAATCTTTTGAAGTTTGATCTGTATTTATTTGATAAGGCTTGTTAGGATCTAAATTAACTCCCTGTTTAATAAGTTGTTTTATCTCATCTCCTGATAATAATCTAAAACCTGATTTTGGTAATACATCTTTTAACACTATTGCTTCTAATGCTTTTTTATATTGAGGTGAATCTTTTCCATATACTTCTTCTAACATTTTCATTTCATTTGTTCTGGTATCTTTTTGTTTTTTATCTTTAAACGCTTGCCCTAAGACTGTAGACACGGCTGCTGATTTTCTTTTGTCTCTAAGTGCTCTTATCTTATCATCGTCACTTACAAATTTTTTATAACCTGTAAATAAAGCATCTGTTACAGGCGCACCTGATGCAAGAGCATAACCAATCTCACCTAAAGGTATTCTTGTTTTAGGTAAAGGTGTAAATTGATCTTGTATATTCATTAAATTTTTTAAATTAGCTCTAAATTGATCTTCAGTCATGTTGCCAATATCTGTCCCATCTCGTAGTTTAGTTCTATCAACAAGGCCTGACATAATACCTTCATTAACTTTACCGCCTCTTCTAAACATTGGTCTTTTTAATATTCTACTCATTATGTTTTCCTTGGTCCAAAGATTCTACCGTAAATATCAGCGCCTGCTAAACCAACTCCTAGTGCTGTCATCAAGGGACTAGCTGCGGGTGCCGTGGCTGCTGCTGGAGATATTTGAACACTACCTGCTCCCATTGGTGTTAAACCTGCTATACCTTGGCCAAACATAGTTAGCCTATCTCTTGGATCTTGCACCGCCATTGCTGCTGCTTGCCTGTTTGCATCTAAGATAGCTTGTTGTTGTGCTTGTTGACCTGCACCTAGTGTGCCAAGTCCAGCTATCTGTGCTCTACTAAAGTCTTGTGCAGCTCCACCTAAACCTGATTGAAGTTGCGAGATTCCCATTTGATTTGCAAGATCTTGTTGTCTTGCAGTTTGTGCTTGTTGAAATCCTCTTTGTCTTAAGTCTGCTAATATTCTTGCTCTGTTAACATCACTCGTTGCATCAAACTCTGCTCTTTGTACACCTTCTCTACCACCACCAAAAGCACCAGGTACACCTAATGTTTGTGCAGCTAATTGATTTTGTCTCATCTTAGCTTGTTTATCAAACTCTGCTAGTGTTGTATCTATGACCTGTTGTTGAAAAGGTGAAGTGTATGCAGTCGTTTGCGCTGTTGTCATTGGACCCGTTAAACCTGTAGCTGCATCTGCAGCTGTTCCTGCTTTTGTTAAGAATGGTTGAAAAGAACCAAGGCCTGTTGTTGGATCTACTGCTTGTGTTAAAGCAGCTGTTTGTAATGCATCTTGTGCAGCAACTTGTGGTGCAAGATCAGCCATACCTGCTTTAGTAATTTGAAACTGTTGAGCTTGTGCTTGTCTATTAGCAAACTGTTCTGCTGTCTCACCCGGTTGTTGAGTTGTTGCAGTTGTAATACTTGGTATACCTGCTTGTCTAGATAAATCAGTTAAGTATGTTTTTTGCGCTGCTTCTATAAATTCTGGCGGTAAAGTTCTTTGTTCTGTAATACCACCTGTTTGATAACCTATTCTGCCACCATCTGCCTCTTCTATTCTAGTAATGTTAGCACCTTCTCCTGTGGTAGTGTCCATCATCATAGATGCGGATGGTAAATTATTACCCTCCATTGAATTTTTTATTATAGACATAGCTTCGTTTAGCATTTCATTTGTTATCCTTCTTTCTGGATTTCGTTGTTTTGCTAATTGAAATGCTAATTGTGTTAATATTCCTTCGTCCATTATACTACTCTCTTCTCTAAATTTTTCATTGTATCATACATCCTTTGTGCTCCCTTTTCAATGCTCCCGTTGCCCGCTACTCATTTTTAGATAACATAGCTGGTACATCATCTGCTTTTTCTTTAATACCTACAGGCACAAATCCACCCTTGTCTCTGTAGTCTCTTTCCATAACTCCTGCTTTATTTGATTTCATAATACCTGTTGGCATACCACCTTTTGCTACATTAACTCTATCAATAAATGCTTGTTTTTCTGCTTCTGACATAGATGAATAGTTCTTATCAAATTTAAAATAATTATCAAAGTAAGCTTTCATTTGTCCACCTACTTTTTCTCTTCTTCTAGCATAATACTCTGTAGCATCTTCACCTGCTTCCATAGGTGGATAGTCTGCTAAAAACTTTTGATAGATATAAGTTAAAGCTCCTGATGCACCACCTACTAATATCTGTTGTTGAACTATACTTGGTAAGTCTTTTAATATAGGAGTATCTTTAAATAATCCTGTTGCGTCTCTTATTGATTTAATACCTTTTGTGTCTGTAGTTGCAAGTGATGATTTTGTTCCTAATAATTCACCTTTATTAGCATCACCACCAACAAAATTTGGATCGCCTTCTGTTAAAGGTTTTTTACCTTGAAACAAACCTTTTAATGCTTGAGTTCTATCTTGACTTAATGGACTAGTAAGACCACCTGTTAATCCACCACCCATGATATCTGTTGCTCCACCTAAATATCTTGCACCTGCTCCTGCTGCTGTTGTTAGTAAACCTTGTTTAACTGCATCACTAATACTACCTCTTTGATCAAATCTACCTATACCTCTCATCAATCCTGCAACAGCTGGATTAAATGGTGCAACAAACGGTGCAACTTTTGTTGCAACATCTGCTATTTCATTTGGTATAAGTTTTCTAATTCTATCTTTAATACCACCTAAAACAAAATTTGTTCTAGGAGTAACATTAGTTATTCCACCTTTTCCACGTAACTGTCTTGGCATTTTTGCTCTATTAATCATATATGTTAAATGTTGTTATTTTTAAAAGGCAGGAATTTCACCTGAATTTATACTATTACTTGTTTTTAACAACTAAATCAAGACTATGTTGTAACCTCTCTAGGCTTAGATTGTAGAGCCGAGAGAACCACATGTAGTCTATTAGCTGTTGCTGCAGTCACTTTTAGTACCTCACTTTCTTCTAATACTAAAGGAGCTGATAATAACTCTGTTGTACCATTAGCTGATATAGATTTAGTTTTAAATAAACTAAATACAGCATCGGATGTATCTGTAATAGTCACTGTTATTGTATCTGCATTACCAGAGTCTTCTGATACTAATATAGATTTTATAATAGCAGTCGTAGCTGACGGCACAGTATATAGTGTTGTAGCTGATGTAGTTGTTAAATCTACTTTTTTATTTACAAATGAATTAGCCAAAGAAATAAGCCTCCGCCTCTGCTTCGTCTTTTATGTCTTGTTGAAAAGTTGTATTTAATTTTTGCACAATACTATCTACATCTCTAACAAAGGATTGTTGAATTTGTTGATCATATTCTTTATCGGGTTGTGTAAGTGATTGTACTATTCTTGCCATTATCTTCTACCATCCGGTTGATAATCAATTCTAAAAGTTCCTACTTTCCAAAACTGACTTGTGCTTGTGTTGTCTATTTTTAACGATATAGATCTAGCTCTAGCACGTGTGTCTATTTTTTGTGTACCTGACGTTATTGTAAATGGACCTAATGAAGAACTAACTTGTGAGTCATTTGGAAAATCTCTTAAATTTAATGTAACCCTAGTGTCTCCTGTTTGTGCTAAAAAATCTGGTATTACTCTTCTTATTTTCATCATAAACTCACCATCACCAGGTAAACCTTGTTGTCCAATATCAAAATCTCCAGACTCAATGTTTGCAGTTATTGCAGTTGTTTGACCTTCTTTAACTTGGTTAAGACCTGTTTCATGTTCATAGTAAGTTGATGTACCATCACTATTACCAAAAATATAATTAACATCTGTAGTTGCAGTTGTGCCACTTGAATTATATTCAGTTGCGTGTGGTTTACCAAATACAGCAGAGTCTTGCCACGCAGATCTTGCAAGTGTGCCTGTAGTCCATACTGGTCGCTCGGCGCTTGAATCTAGATAATTGTATGCAACAACTCTATTTACAGTTCCTGAGTCTGAACTTGGATAAAACCACATGACTTCACCAAACAAATTATTTAATCCTGCATTAATGTGTTGTTTAGGTGTTGTATTAATATCATCATAAACAAAGTCTTCAACTAAACATGGCAATGATTCTAGTTTACCAGTGTATCTAAAAAAACCATTTTCCGACATCCAATACGCAGCACCATCAACTTCAACAGCTGCATTCTGTCCAATCAATCCACAGTTAGTACCAACTTGTTGAAATGAGAATGTAAATGGAGGACCAACAAAACGCATAATAAATAATGCAGTATCAGTCCAAATGTAAATTGCATCCCTACCTCTAATAGCACCCATAATTTTTGATCCATCTGCAAGTCTTTGTGTACCTGCAGTATTGGTTGCACTAGGTGCATAAGTATTAATATCTTCTTGAGAAGAAAATCTTATAAACATAGGATCTTGTGTAGAAGAAGTTCCAATAG